TGATAAATGTGCTGCTCCAGTGCATGAGCTTCATCTTCCCATGGTAGATCTTCACTATTTTTTGGGTATCGTTTACCAGCGTATCGGCTGTCGCCGTTTCTATATTCATACAGCTGATCTTTAGCGTATTGCCTGAGATGAACTATTTCGTGCGCTAATGTTTCAAGAAGAACTGGCAGTTTTAAACCTGCATCCAATCTGATTTGAAAGTATCTTGGTCTGTTGTATCTCATACTGTCTGCAGCGAAACAATCACCGAAAACTGCTTCATCATGTATGAGTAATTTGATTAGATCAATTTCTAATGTGATATTCGGTGCGACTCTATTACCAAGCTGATCATAGAGCATCCAAACTGCAGCAATTAAAACTTTTTTCCTAGTTTTAAAATTGCTTCCGCGGACTGTTATCTCTGGAACTTGCGTATGTGTCAAAGACTTGATGTTTGTTATTACTACGTCGTTCAGCCAACTTGAGCTTCTTCTTTGCTTTCTTTTTGCTGCGTCTTTCACGAGTGTCTCCATCTTCCCACACGTTCTTTGTGCGGCGATACGTTTTGCCCATAATTATTTTGCATCCTCTAAATGTTTTGCTGCATCTAAATATGTTTGATAATGTCCCATGACCCAACCATCATTGTGACCTGAGCAGGCTTCTAGTTTACATGTCATGAGAAATCTTTCGCGATCGTCAACTTCCATTTCTAATAAATCTTCAATTGCTTCTTGTATATTCATGCTCTTAACTTACTAAAATCCTTTCTTCCTGCAACTTTCGTCATCCACTTCATATTATCATCTTCTTCTGCTCGCTGACCGAATGATGTTGTATCCATCAATGGTTTATCCTCAGACGTTGACTGAGCCGAATCATCTAAATCATACATCCTCATTTTAGCGCGATCAACTCCAACTACGAACCTTCTATTTATTGTTGGATCATTGTAGCGGTTTTTAAGTTGCTTGATCATGATCTGATTGAGATCTGATAGCTGGTCCGAAGAAACTAACGCAATCATGAAGTCAGCGGTCGCTGGCAAACCGAAAGACTCGGAGGTATCCTCGAGACCAGGATCTGAGTTGCTGTAACCTGTACGAGTTGTTTGAGTTGCCGATACGATTGGTAGATTTTTTTCAACAGCCAAGCCACGTAGTTCTTCGGCGATCGCTTTGACATACGTGTAGCTGTTAACATTCGCACCTGCTTTGATCCGAGCCGATAAACAAATATTTAGATAGTCGATGTAGATAATATCAGGAACGAACGATCGCTTGAGTTGAAGCTCGTTGAGCAGATGTCTGAGATGACCCACATGCGCTGAGGCAGTAGGAAACTCTTTGATAATCAGTTTACCGACTGTCTTATTACGAACACGCTCAACTTTCTTTTCATAACTATCTTTCGGCAACTGTGCTAGCTCATCAACCGCAACATTAAGAAGATTCGCATCGATTCTCTCAGCGATCTTTTCTTCAGCCATCTCCATAGTAATGTACAATACATTCTTACCGAGCACAAGATTGGATGCAGCCATATGACACATCGCCAGTGTTTTACCGACACCTGTGCCAGCTAGGATAATATTGAGAGATTTACGTGGAAGACCACCACGTGTGATTGTATTGAGCATCTCAAGATCGAAAGGAATGCGTTCCTCAACCCTGTGATAAAAATCAAACCGATCCTCATAATCTTCGAGAAAGTCATGACCGATATGGCTGTCAAAAGAAACAGCCAGCGCAGAGGTTAGTATTTCTGGAATGCTACCTTTAGTTCTATCTTTGTCTTTGCCATCGATGATACCGATGCTGTCCATGATAGCGTTATAGATTGCTCGGTCTTGACAGAACCTCTCTGTTTCATCAATAAGCCATTGATCATCAACAGGCTCAGGCTCCTCTAAAGATTTTATGATATCAACACAACCACCGTACTGATCCTCTGATAGATTTTTTATTTGTTCGAGATCGATCTCAAGTGCCTCGCGAGAGGGGATATCATTATATTTTTGAACGAACTCGTTGATCCGATGATATATTAGTCTCTCACTCGAATCAGAAAAATACTCATCGCGTAAAAACGGGAGTGCCTTTCTAGCAAAATTTTCTTTATGAACTAAGTGTCGTAGAATCGTTTGTTCTATTCTCATTATCCGTCACAATGCTGTAAAGTATATGGGCAACCACTTCTTGAAACTTTGGATCTTTCTCTAGTGTATCATCTCCTTCGTCTATGGTAAACTGAAATTTCACTCCGACTTCTTCCGTTTCGGTATCAAACGAACCAACCTCACCAAAATGAAATTTAGTGCCTCTGAACGGATCCTCCAATATTTCAATAACCGCGAGTCCATCTGAGTCTTCATCACGAATCTTGTAGTTCACTTTCCTGGGTGTCGTCGACTTCATCGATCCCAACCTTTCCATATTTAAATTCAGTTTCAGCAGCCAGCTCTAATTGATGCATGATATCCTCGGTAAAATACTTTTCGGGATCCTTCATGATTTGCTTGCCGAACAATTTAGTGCCATCAGGAAGTTCATAGCGAGTGCTTACCTTCTTAATGATCTGATATTTTTCAGCAAGTTCGAGCAAACCATAGTAACGATCCAAACCTTCGTCATACGAAAGACGTACATCAACCATTTTATTTTCTTTGGTGAACCGACTCTTATTCATACGGCAGTGAATAATATTACCGACAACGTCAGTCCCATCTTTATCTTTTTTCTTAGATAGGAAAACAATCTGAGATGCTGCATACTTCAGACCTGCACCACCACCCATATCTTTTGTAGGCATGTAAGAACCAATCACATCAAACACATGATTAGTCACTAGCATAGGTGCACGAGCTTTAGCAAGTTTAAGTGATAGCGCACGGAACGTTCCGCGCAACAACTGAGCACGAGTCATATCGCGTGTATCTTTACCGTCGGCGATATCCGAAACTTCTTTCTCAGTCGAAAGCTGACCGAGCGAGTCTAGCACGAATAGGATAGGTGGTCGCTCATCTGATTCTAGATATCGATCGAGTGTGCGCATAACATGAGTTCTGAAACTCTGAACTGTAGTTTGCTCAGATACGATAACACGACTGGTATCGATACCTCGGTCGTTCATCATATCTTTTGTAACAGCTGCCTCAGTGTCATAATAGAAAACACCACCCTCAGGATTATCGATTAGAAACTGACGAACAATACCTAAAACGAAAAAAGTCTTACCAGTTGTCGACTCACCAGCAAACGCAGTAATCTTATTGTTGGGTGCGCCACCATACAAACTGCCAGTCAATGCTGCGTTTAGAATGTACGAACCTGTATCGATCGCTCCTGAAAACTCAGAAGAATGCAAACCATCCTCGGCGATGTGCGTATCGACATCACCAATATCTTTTACCATCTGACGAAAAAAATCACTCATCTTATCTCCTATATGCTGTCGGGACATGATCCCAAGGATTTATTCCAAGGGAAACCCTTTCGCCCTTGAACTCAATAACATAATGTAACATGTGTCTCTCAAATATAATCAATCTCCTCTCTTTCGGTGTGACCGTAGCACCGTCCTCGGGGAACACAAGTTTACCTCCATCTGTAGGTGCTTTTATATAGTAGACTAAACCTATCAGGGGGAAAACTTGTTCTTCAGTTTCCCAAAATAATTTTTGATCTTTATCACGGTGAGGGTTGAGTATGCTACCATTAAAATGCATTTCATAACCAACATGATCATCATAGTCAACATATTTGCGCGAGGCTTTTATAATTTCTTCAACAAATATATGATGACCGCGACTGAAATATGTATCATGGCTAGGAAACTGATCAGACTCATACTGTTCTAATATTTCAGCGTGATTACTCTTGCTGAAAAAGTTATCAATTATAACAATCATTTTTCTTTTTGTATCGTAACCTTCTCGGTGGTATGCCAATCTTCACCGCTAACTATTTCGGCAGAATCACCTTTCCAACGCTCTGTACCTTTTCTTATTCTACGTTTATTTCTACCGTTTCGCAATGGAGAATTAAGTTTTCTTTTCGGTTGTTTAGGTGCGACATCAATCCCACCAGCTGCTACAATCAAAAGTATCGCGAGTGGATCAAACACAATAACCAGTAATATTATGACACCACGAACTGCCTCATCAATCATTTCTTTAGCCTGATCACCATAGATTAGATCGGCGATATATTTTATCGGTCCAACTTCTGCCTCAAATTTTAGCTGTTCTTTTTTCAGAATCAGCTTCTTATCGCGGAGTTTTGATATTTCATTCGCTGCAGATTCGATCAGGGTGTTGAGGTTGGCGCGTTCTTCGGTTTGTGATTTCCGAACCGCTATCGCACCATCCCGACCACGAATCCTATCATATTGAATCAAAGTCTCGACAGATTTATCGAGTTGTTCGATAACACGGTTCGCATCATTTAGTTTATTTTGCTGACGCTGTATGCGCTGATCAAGCATTTGTATTTGTAGTGTGTTATCACCACTTCCTAATGTCTGATCAATGTGAGCCTTTGATAAATATCCGAAAATACCCATACTCGTAATAAGCATTAGGATGATAATAGCGAAAGAAAAATATCCTCGCATCAGTATGGGTATGTTGCTCCAGTTTCGAAACATATATGAAGCTGTGACAATCTTACCAACTTCTAACACCGAACCCATAATTATAATCGGTATGAACGCAGCCGCAAATATTGTAGTCAAACCGATAATGGAGTACCAAGCTGCCACCACCGATATCGCGATACCAACCGAAAAGATTAAAAGTCTATCCATCCTAGTCCTCTCCGTCAAACCTGTATGCCATTAATCCGCATCATATCTTGAACATCGGGTTCAATCATCTCTCGTGTCCACGGTAAATGCCATCCCTCTTCGACATTGACCTCTGTGACGCCGGAGAGTGTGAGCACTGCTTCACGGATATTTTCACGAAGCATACCCACGCCAGGACAACCCATGCACGGAATACACACCTGAATATTCACAACACCGTCTTGGCTTATTTCGATTTCGCGAAGCATTCCCATTCGGTGCAAGCTAACAGGCACGTGTGGGTCGTGAACCGACTCAAGTGCTTGCATGATTTCTGCTTTTGACGGCAGCATACCTATCTTATCCTCGGGTGATTTCTAATACTTTCTGAAGCTGTTGCTCTACTACAGGTCCACGGTTTGGCCAATGGATATAATCTTTATCTGCAGTTTTCAGGAGATTGTTGAGGAGAGGAACTATGATTGCCTCAAGTCTGCGAACCTTATCACGCAGTTCCGCTTCTGACACTCTTTCATTACCGTCCTCTTCCATTCTAAACATAAGTGAAGTGAGTGCTTGAATCTTTTCCTCAATTAAATCTAGCTTTTTCTCGACATCCTCTGATACAGCAGCAGTCACTGTTTCTTGTGATTGCTCCTTAGCCTCATAAGGATCGTCGACTGCAGAAAAACCAAAGTCGTATGAAAGATATTCCTCGGGTATATCAGCCATTAAAAGAAGTCCTCTATGCTGTTACTTTTTTCTTCGTTCCATCCTATAACTTCTAAAACTGCACGCAGCGGTTCTAAGAATGCTTTGTCGAACTGGAGGTTGTAATTTATATATTGCTCCAATCCAAGCTCAGGAGGAAGACTAGAAAGTATTGCCAGCACATTTGACTTTACTGGATTAGGAAGGCTCATATAAGAATACTTGATCTTTTCGCCCTCTTTGATAAGTTCATACTTCTTTTCTAGACCTTTATCTAGAAGTGTTTGATTAAACACCAACGCGCCTCTCACATGTATCGGCACTGATTTCTGCTTCCTCATATATTTATTCAAGTTGTTAACTCCACGAGGGAAGGCAACATCTTCAAATGGCATCTTATTGAACTCTGATCGGAAGTCATTTATATATTCCTGAACAGTGTTTTCGTTGGTGTTCATGATAAGCTCGAGAGACTTTTTAATAGCATCACGACACGTTTCGGGAGTCGATGATTTGACTGCCTCAATGCCCATCATCTTGAGTTTAGGTTTTTCAAACCGCACACCCTCAGAGTCATGCACATTTAGAATGTATCTTTTCTTCGCAGTCCATATACCTTTATCAGCTATGACCTCTCTAGCCATAACCATCTTCTGTTCAAATGCACCTACACTTTCAGCAAGATCTGAATAAATTTTATCAATAACAGGTTCAATGACTTCTCGAGCTGCTCGGTCAAGGAAAGAGACCACCGCACTTTTGTCAGGATTGCCCTTCTTCGCAAAAGTTTTGTTAACAAGTTTGTCAAGAACAATGTATAATGAATCCGTATCTGAAGCAATAACATAGTCGACATTTCCCGTCTTGAGTGTTTTATTTAGATATTTGTTAATTCGTTCCTCAGCCCAACGGATCGAAAGCTGACCAGCAGTTGTAATAGCTGTTGCTTGATCCAGATCAAAGAATCTGAAGAACTGATTACCGATCGCACCATAGGCTGAGTTGAGCTGGACTTTTCTCGCAAGCTGCATATTTTTATAACGAGATATATCCTTGCTATATTGTAATTTTTTGCCAGGATCTTTTTCTTTCTCATACGCCTTTTGCGCTTCAATCATCTTTTCTTTGTAGACGACACGATCACTATACATACGCTGCATCATCTCAGGTAAAAATCCTTGGCTGTCATTCTTGAAGTAACAGCCATTCGGTGTCAGACTGTATCCATCAATCTTATTAATTTCGCCAGATAAGATTCGGTCAACCGAGGTGCTAGTCTTTCTGTTCTGATCTTTTTTCTCAGGTGAAATATTATACTGCATAATCAGATGCGGATACAACGAGTTGAGATCGAATGATAGAACCCAGTTGTGCATACCAATCTTCGGTTTCTTTACATACGCGCCGACATAAGAACCGTCTTTGCTGCCGCCACCCTCGATAGGAACAGCAATCTTTTTACTGTATAAATGATTATGGATCAGAACATCCCACATGCGAACCTGAGTGAAGACATCGTGTATATTCACCTTGGCATCATACGCAAGAGTCAAAGCCATATCAATCAGTTTCATCTTATCGTCAATCTTTTCAACCAAATCAACGTCTTTGATATTGTAATCTATGAACTTCTGATAGTCGTTACGATATAAACTATGAAGCGACGCATACTCAGAATAATCGAGTTTGTTTTCACCCAGCTCAACATGGGCAATGTTATCGAGACGATAAGATTCCTGCTGTGAATATGTGAACTTCTTATACAGCTCGAGGTAATCAAGATTCGTAACACCAGCGATTGATGTTTTGATTTGTTCCTTACCTTGCATCTTGATAGTGGTTTCGGTCAGCAAACCCCAAGGCGATAATTTCTTAGCAAACTCATATCCTAGCACTGATGTTATTCTACGAACAAGATATGGTATGTCAAAGAACGAAGTGTTCCAGCCTGTGATTACGTCAGGATGATGTGGGCTTGCCCAATCAGCGAGGAACCTATGAAGCAACTCATGCTCGTCTTCGCATTTGATATATTTCACATCGTTACGAGTTGGTGTGTAATCACCACACCCAAAAACTGTAAACCATTTACCAACTTTCATAGTGATAGCAGTGACAGGCTCGGCAGCATCTTCGGGATCGGGGAAACCATTTTCTGATCCGACCTCAATATCGATGTTAACGATACGCATCTGTTCGCGATCAAATATTACATCATCAGGAAACGCTTCATTCAAGAAGGCATATTCATAACGAGGCAGACCATATATTTCAAATCCACCGACATCTTTGTGCTGCTTAATAAACGCACGTGCGTCCCATAAGTTATCGAACTTCATAGGCTCGAGGGGATGACCATAAATGTTTGACCACCCCGACTCTCTATTTTGTGATGTCACATAGAGAGTTGGTTTGTATTTAACTTTGCGCTTGAATGCTTTCCCGTTTTTGTATCCGCGCACGAGAATATCACTCTTGATAGAGGTCGCATTAGTATAGAACATTATAAGATTATAAACCTATTGTAAGGAAGAAGCAATGGATTAATCCACAAGTTTGTAGCCAGTCCTCACATCCTTAAGATATCCTGAAGCATCGATTTTGTTTTGTGCTATGTTCAGTATATCTGGTTCAATATTATCACCCTCCCAAATAGGTATCACCTTCGCTCCTTCATCCTTCCCCCAAAAAACATCGTTACCAGTTCTTAGATGAACTTCGACAACTTTATCACCGATCCATTCTATATTCAAGTCGGGAACTCCATCAATGTAGTTAAGAAAGTGTGGTAAAAAGATTCTTCTGTTTTCACATTTTTCCCACGATTTGAACTTAGTAAGATTATCGACATCACGCTCGCCTCTTGCTGTATCGACTTCTTCCCAAGCCCACCGTGATCCCTTTGGTTGCTTCGTTCTTTTGTAATCGACACTGTATTGGTCGCCATCAAAGAACTCACACCAAAAATATCCAGGGGGAATAAGAGCATGATTTTCCATACTCTTTGATTGCATTATGTTTATGTGTATGACTTTGGCACCAATGCCCATGCCATATAGATTGTAAATCGGACGAACCACATACTCGCCCGACTTCGTTATTGGAACACAAGCTGGACCAGCGTCGTATCCGAGACGCAACGCCAGTTCCAGCTTGTTGAACACCCACCTGTGTTCTGGGTATGTTTGCCATGCTTGAAAGTCTTCTTCTATCATGCATCTATTTATTACAATTTAGATAAGAGTCTTGCTATGTGATGAACGAATGGTAGCAAAGAGATTGCCATGAACAGATTGACTCCTGTATGTGCCATTGCGATTCTTAGCGTTTCGCCTTTGGGTAAACCATCGGAAACAAATAATCCAGCCAACCATATCGTGCCTGTCGTTCCTATGTTTGCACCCAACACTGCTGCTATGGCAGAGGGTAATGGTAGGAAACCACTGGCAACTAATCCTACAATTGCTGTTGTTGACAATGAGCTTGATTGCCACATAAGGGTGCAAACAATACCACCGAGAAACATCCAGTATGGGTTTCCTATAAATGGTTCAAGCTGTTCCACACTGCCGAGCGACTTCATACCACCAGCGAACATCTTAAGTCCAACATAAAATATAATCAAGCCAGCGATAATCTTAAATGCTGGATGGTGGTGTAAAGACATTAGTGATGGTAGATCAGTCATTCGCGTTCCCCCAGTTTTTTATTATATAGTGACTGTTTTTAAATTGACTTGAAATAGTAATATTTAATGTGGAACTGGTCGACCTCGCGAGTCGGTGCGCACCATCGTGTACACACCCTCACAAACTTTGGTGTGAAACTCGTCATCGACATGCACGTCGACTTTTATTTTATGGGATGTTCTACCCGACTTTTCTATTTCTGCATAGCATTGAACGATATCGCCAACTTCAACTGGTGCGTGAAATATAATATCGTTTGCAGCTTTCGTGACATAATCATAAGATTTACAGATAGTTCCTGCTGCTTGGTCCATCTTACTCATAATAAATCCACCAAATATTTTACCCTGCGGATTACAATCGCTGGGCATCGTCATAATCTGAAGCACAAGTTTCATGCTCAATTATCCTGCTCTTCCTTTCCAAAAATGTACACTGTAATAATGTTTTTTAGTGTATGGGGTTTTCTTATTATAACCCTCAGTCACTTTGTATATCTTAGTCCCATCACCATCATATTCCCAACAGCGCCAAGCTGGATCGAGAGACTGAACTGGACCTGATACTGTGTTAGCCGATGGCACGCATCCTCTCCACTAATCTTTCGGCGCGAGCACCGACTTGGCGATACCAACGTGAGTCGACCATTTCATCAGCAGCTCTTTCCCAGTTTTGATCATCTACACCAGCCTTCATTCCTCTGAACTTAGAAAGTCTAGGGCGACCAAGATTGAACATCATATTTGCGATTATTTGTTGAGCTTCTTCTGGCAAACTTTCGAAGTTTGGATAAAGGATGGAGCAGTCTGACAATACGCTCTGGACATCTTTGTCGAAGGCTTCAATGACTCGATCGTTTTCCACTTCTGTCCCGATGGGGGAACCGTGCTCGGGATCGTCTTCGGTAATAAGATGGCCAATCCCAAAAGTAGGATAACCAAGATGGTCGTTGTATATTTCGTGCACAACTCCTTCATCAATTTCGAGCTGCTCTCTAAGTTTTTGTATGTCCATTTATGTGCTCCCATTGAAGTAAATGGGGGGACCTTATGTCCCCCCACCTTTGTTACTCAGTTAGAAATTAAGCTCATCTTCTTTCTTTTCAGCTAGAAATTCTGCATCGCTTTTGTTTTCGCCGACATCGGCTTTACCATTTATGGGAACGATACGTGGCTTCTTTTCTTCTGGTATGACTCGCTCAAGATCGATAGTCAGCATACCGTTTTTCATTTCGGCACCCTTAACTACGATATCATCCGCAATAGTAAACTTGCGGGTGAACTTCTTGAACGACATTCCCTTATGTAGGAATGAACCTGCACCCTCTACGTCGATACCTTCATAAGTAGAGCGAACTGTAATCACTCCATCTGAAACCTCAACTTCCAAATCTTTTTCGGAAAGTCCAGCTACAGCGAGGTCTATTGAGAAATTATACTCATCAACTTTTCGAATGTTGTAAGGTGGGAACCCTGTCGATTGAGTTTGGTGTTGGGCATAATCGCAGAGTCGATCGAACACTCGATCAAAGCCGACCGCATATGGAGTGAGACGATTAATGTCAAAGGGTGAAAGTGCATTTGTATTGATAACCATGTTATCCTCCTATTTAAGCAAGAATGTTAAGTGTGACCCATTAGGCATCACACATACATTATATAGTATTCTTATGCTCAATAAAAGGGATTATCACTGATATTTATCCAAAACTTCTTGCAACGCAGGTGGTTTAAATTTTGGACCTTTCATGACCTTACCATCTTCGCGATAGATAGGTTTACCATCTTCGCCGAGTTTACTCATGTTGCTAACATGAACTTCGCGGAATGAATCGTCTAAGTCTATTCCGAAAGCATGACCAGCCCCATACACAACATAAAGCAAGTCTGTGAGAGCGTCGGCAACTTCAACCATATCTTTATTGAAGCACGCATCTTTTAGTTCTTCGAGTTCTTCCTCAATCAGATCAATGCGCATTTTTCTAGTTTCTGGGTCAGGGAACTCTGGTTTTAATTTTACCTCTTGTCCGAATGCTTCCATAAAGATGCGAACTTTATCGAAGTTAGTCCTATCACGAAAATATCCCATGCTACTCTCTCTTTTTGCCAATGTTATATTTGGATTCTAAAATCCACTCATCTTTCTCTTTGTGAGAAAGAATCTTCACGTGTGATATGGGTGCTAAATTACTCTCAACCAAATCACGATTCAATAGAGTTACCAATCCCCACTGATCTAGCAAGTTTGCTATAGTGTTTCTTCGAGCTTCATCCTCCTCAGAAAAGTTTGATGGTTTCCCATCAAGTGCGAACAGCTCTTTGAAGTGCACTATGAAATATCTTTTTTGTTTGTGTAAGATGTGACAAGACTGATATAGCTTCCTATCTCTTCGGGAAGCAATACCTATACGAGTGAGAGTTTCTCTGACTTTGAGAAAGTCTTCATCCTGTTTTAAAGCCACCTCAACCATTTCATCTAAATTTACCATCTCGTCCACCCTTTATCAATTTCTCTTTTATCAGTTCAATTTGATCCTGAGTGAGAACTGAGAGGGCAGTTTCGGCTTTCACTCGACTGTAACTATAATATTCCATCACAGCTTCCAAGTCTTCATTTTGTACAGGCTTTACCCATTTAGCAAAACGCTTCATTGGTCTGAGGGTATTTATAAAAAAGTCGAATTGTAATAGTTTATCGAGATCGGGATAGCGGTTCATCTCATTCGCATATGGCACACAATCAATGTGATACGAAAGAGCACGGTTAGTCAGGAATGGCTCGTATGACTTTTCAGCCAACTCATCGTTGTCTGTGTCACGCATCATATCCTTCTTAGAATATGTAACAGCACTCACATAATCAAATGGTTTCATCACACACTCTTTGCCTCAATCCTGAAGTACTCCAATCGTGACGACGCTTATTGAAATACAATGGGATATCTAAATCTTTACCAGTAAAGTTTTTTCCCATGTAATCCTCACCGATGATTCTGACATCTATCGGTAAATGCTGCATGAGAGAAAGTAACTCAGCCTCAGTTGCATATGGTATAATTTCATCGACATACTTTACTGCTGACAACTGTATATATCTTTCCATGTAACCCTGAACTGGTTTATTTTTTTCAGGGCGATCAATGGTCGGATCTGTTTGTAGACCACAGATCAAATGGTCACAAACATGTTTCGCCTCTTTGAGCATAAGAATATGCCCAGCATGTAGCAGATCAAAAGAACTCGCTGTAAATCCTACCTTCATTTGTGACTCCTACTCCCATCAAACACGCATACGAAATAACAACCATTTTCACCAGCATGAACGCGATGAAAGACACCGTCATGTATTAGAACAATATCACCTGCTTTCACTACAAGATTCTTATCATCTAACTCTATGACACCATCGCCTCTAACGAACTGATATATTTCCTCTTGACCAGGATGCTTGTGACCAGTTGTACTTTTGTTAGGTTTCAAATCTGTGCTACTGAGAACGAGGTTGCTGAGTTCACTGTTATCCTTAACAACATATCGTTCATCACACTTTACGATCTCGCCACCAATATCATCAATGTTTATCATTTACTAAACTCACAATCTACCATAATTTGCGTGAAGCACGCTGCCAGATTTATCTCTTGATCCACAACAAACGCAGACTTGTATTGATAGTCGGCGAGGATAAGAACGAGTTGAGGAATACTACCTTTTTCTAGGAAGTCATGAGCGGTATCATATAGCTTCCGGAAAAGAACATTGACATCCTGCTCACTGTTTGTACCGACCCACTTGCGCATAGTTTTGAAATCTTTATTACGCAGGGCATCGACCAAACCTGTGATATCTAAATCACTGACATGAGCGAGGATACCAGAATCGATGTTGCCTGTAGCACCATATCGCTGAAGTTCGTTCAGCACACGACGCCAGTCTGGAAAATACTTCATCAGAACTTCAGCAACCACTTTCTTATCGTATGCTACACCCTCTTGATCTAAGATCCAACAAGCACGCTCTAAAAAAGTCCCAGCCAGCTTGGCTTTTTCTTTCCCTGTGATTTTAAAATCAACAACCGAACATCGCGAATGTAGAGGAGAGATAATGCGATTTTTAAAGTTGCAGGTCAGAACGAAGCCACAGTTATTAGAAAACTCCTCCATAAAATTTCGGAGAGCTGGCTGGGTCGAGTTAGGATTGAGATAATCAGCCTCGTCGAGAATCACATATTTTCTACCCTGTGTGAACGATACTGTACCAGCGAAGTTACGAATATCGTGTCTCAGTGTATCAATATTACCATTCATCGAACCGTTGATAATTATAGAGTCGGCATCAAGCTCATCAAGCATAGCGCGAGCCACAGTTGTTTTACCGATACCAGCCCCACCAGAGAGGAGAAGGTTGGGCACCTCTTTATCATCAACGAACTTCTGAAATGTATCTTTCAAACTTTTAGGGAGAACACAATCAGAAATTTTACTCGGACGATATTTCTCAACCCAGAGAAAATCTTCACGCATCACAAATCACCATAATATAAAGTTTCAGATTAGGATTCAAATTTAGAGGAAGTCTCCGTCGCAATCCAGTACTGAATATCACCATCCTCAGTTTTCCAGTGTGAGATACCTTTAGCTGAGATATCTACATTGTAGTCCCGAGGAAGAATCTTTAAATTTTCAACTTTGAAAATCATCATAAACTTGTTAGAGGTATCGCCGACAGGCATCTCAAACCTATTAGAGCCTTGGTTGCGAGAGTCGACAGCAGTTAGATACGCAACACCGTCGCGACCAACCAAAGCAACTTCAGGAAGATCTAGGATACCAGCCATCTTCAATGCGCTAGACATAGCCTTCTCTTCAATCTTCATAGAAACCTCAACCGAAGGAAGAGTGATATCCTTATCGGGTGGGGCGATAATGTTTTCCGGAGCAGCATATGTCAGATGTGCAGTGCCACCCGAGCCATTGCTGATAGATAAACTCTTTTCATTGAAGTTGATATCAGGATCCTCAAATGCCGAGAATGTTGCGAGGAACTGATTCATATCAAAGATAGCAAACTGCTGAGGAAACTCTTCAGCAACATTCACCTGAGCGAGAACACTCTTTTGCGGTGAAACGGTTCGCAAAGTTTTACCCTCCTTGAACATCAAGGACATATTGATAGAAGCGAAGTTTTTAAGAACCTCACTCGTTTCACTAGAAAGTTTCATAATATATTTCTCCTTATCCAAGTTCTTTACCAACCATGCTCTGATCAACCGTAGCAGTTGCACCGATTTGAGCAAGATCGACTAGTGAGCCACCGAACACATAAGTGCCAGTGTGTTCAAGTTTCATCCATGGGCACATCCATACTTTGATACCTATTTTACGTGCCCACTGACAAAACATATAATCCTCTGAAAGATACCTTTTAGAATCTGGATCAATCAGAGCCTGAAAGTACATCATGATCTCACGAGATCCATCGAAGTTTTTAGTGCGAGCGTGATCTGGGAGATAGTGATACTCAGGATATGCTTCTTCAAATTTTTCAAAGGCACTACGCCGAACACACATAAAACCAGTGCCACCCTCTAACACTTCAACAGGTTCATCGAGGCGAATCTCAGTAGTGCCACCGACTGGATTAAAAACATAATCACCCACATATTTTTCTAGCTTGTTAGGATTTTCATCCGCGAACCCTTTATCAACAGCACGTTTAATTTTTTCCCAAGAGATACACTTCTTAGGATATGGACCACAAACTATCTCACGATCGTTTTCTTCACCCTCAAAACCAGACATAACAGTTAGGGCAATTACATCATTAGGATCAAACCCGATATCTGAATCAATAAACATTAAATGGGTGCAATCACTACGCAAAAACTCATCGACAAGATAGTTCCTTGCTCGTGTGATTAAACTCTCGTTGTATAAAAAGAAAAGATTTACATGGACACCATATTGACTCGCGAGAGACATTAGGTCAGCGATAGACTTACAAAACTGCCCACCGCACACACCACCATACATCGGTGTGGCTACAAAGATCTTCCTTCTTCTTAGATCTTCGATACTTACATCAACTTGGATTGCCATATTCCCTCCATATTAAACAACTCACTCACTCTACTATATAGTTCCACTTTTGTAAAGGGAAAGAGTGGTCGGGGAAATAAATTCCCCGACCGAGTAGAGAGGAGAGATAGAATGCTCAGATTAAGCAGCCTGAGCAAGTGCACGATAGCCAGCAGCTACAACTGCGCGGCTGGGTGTGCCAAGACGATAGAAGTTCTTCGTCTTACCCTTGCTGTTCGTACGAGCATTCGTATAAACAGCGAAACCCTTGAACCGAAGCTGCCGAACAACTTCAGCGGGATTGCCTACAGAGAAGCGAGCCTTCATCTGTTTAGCAGTAAGTTCTTCCCCACCCATCAGGGCTTCAAGGATACGATCGGTCTTTGACATATTAGTCACCTTTTAAAGTTAACGAAATCAGAACGGTATTTCATCACCGCTCTGGGTCTTACTCTCTAAACCTTCACGAAGAGGGTTCGGGAGAGTCTCGGGATCCAAAGTTTCTTCCGGAGATAAGGAAGGATCAACTTTGGCATATAAGTCGAGGAAAGCAGTCTTAGTTTCCTCATCATAGCGGTTGACACATAAAGTGATAGCACGCTCACGATCATTAAAGATCTTGAATGTTTTAGCGATGTGAACCAAACGACGAGTCGAGATGATCTCGTCAATAGCACCTTCGAAGAAAGTTTTGCGAATAACAGCAGCCCACATTACGAGATGATTGATGAACTCCTCATCAATATCATGCTTCCTGAGGATACGTTTTTCGATAGCTTCCGAAGGAAAGTTTTGCTCGACAGTAATCGGGAACCGCTCGAGCCATGCTTCGTCGAGAATGGTTGCTGAAATATAGCGACCATCATCGGAGCCTTTGCCCTTGGTGTTAGCAGTTACGATCACATTGAAACCAGGAGCAGGTTTGACCACCTCGCCTGTTTTCTTAGCATAATATGGCTTGCCCTCGAGCACACCCTGCAAGCACATGACTTTTCCAGGGTCAGCACGATCTGCCTCATCGATCAGAAGCACAGCACCAAGTTCCATCGCACGAAGGACTGGACCCTTCATGAACTTGGTCTCACCGTTGACCAGACGGAAGCCGCCGATCAAATCATCCTCGTCAGTTTCACGAGACATTTGAACGCGAACCATCGGACGCTTCGCTCGAGAGCAAGCCTGTTCGACCATGAACGTCTTACCGTTCCCCGATAAACCTGAAATGAATATCGGAAAGAACTGCTGAGAGCGAATGATACTTTCGATGTCCTTGAACTCACCGAATGGTACATACGATGAATCTTTATCAGGAACCTGAGCATACTCGAACTCAGAGACGGTGTTTGGGTCGAACCTTGACTGCACCGTTTTCTCCTCACGGATGGGAATAATTTGAGCTGCCATATCTACAGAATCACCAGTGTCGGGTAAACTCCAAACACCTCTGGCAGTTTTGACTCCATAGTTATCAAAGAACCAGTTAGGACGCTCCATACCAAGTTCGGCAGCAAGGTCAATGACCTGTTTGTTTTTGATATTTTCGGTGCCGTGGCAATCTTTAAGAGCCTTCACTAAAAACTGTTGTTTTTCGTCGAGTTCCATAATATATTCTCCTCTCACTGAACTCATCATATATACATTGTATCACATAAAACCGAATATCGCAATGGACTTTTTATATTTTTATGCAGCGATACGGTCAATAAACTTACTCAAGATAACACGGGAACCACGCCTGTTACCACCCATTTTTATCATAGTACGAGCCAATGCACCTTTTTGTATCTTTTTGGCGTCGTCGATAGATACCTCTTTATGGTTCAGAGCTTTCCCGCCCATGATAGTGTGAACATCATCAAATCCTAACCAGTTATGAGTAGTGACCATTTTTTCTTTACGGAACCTTTCTTGTACATTAAGATTCTCATAAGAAATAGACCATGGTCTGCGATCAGGACTGATGTAAAAGTTTATGGCATGGACACCACAAGTTTTTTTCAAAATTTTCAGCAAAAACTCAGTTTGATTATGATGTCTGTTAAAATCGGACTGCATACGAGTTTCTTTATCACGAGCAATCCCCCATCTAGCATCTAAACTATTAGAGCCGCCATCTGTCAGGCATACAAAATTAGCTATCTCAGAATTGGTTTCTTTGCGGAAGTCCTCTATCAGGTTTCTCGCATAGGCTAGACATTCATTTAAGGGTGTGCCTCCAAGAGGCAGCGAATAGTTGGTAGGAACTACAGCATCATCAAGACCTTCAGGATAGCTTTTACGGGACCAACTATATCGATAATTGTGAGCGAAACCGATCTCGAGAAGATTTTTAGCCATAAACATAAAATCTTGATTTTTCATTTTTTCAGTAAAGAACTCAAGCAATCTGGCTTTATCCCCTCTAGCTCCCTTGAAACCGTGAGTTTCTAAACTGAGTAGAGTATCCCCAGCCGCAGGAATAATGCGTTCTCTATTGAACCAGCAATCTGTAAAACCATAAACTCGGTGGGGGATACCAGCTTTGCGACAAAACATAGTTAGACACAAGAGCTGAGATACCGTTCCCAACATATTTTCAGTCATTGATCCAGATAAATCTAAGAACAGCACAAGTCCATGACTTTTGGCTCCTGGCATAACTGTATTGCGCAAGAAGATATCATCACTGAACTTATAGTTGAACAGCTTATTTGGATCCACTTTACCAGTCTTATCAGTTTTTGCTCGTGAATACTGCTCGGCAGCTTTCTTCATCTCAAACTCTTTTACGAGATAGTTGACGCTGTTTTTATTTTTTTGCAAAAACCATTTCCATATAGCATCGTTATCATCCTCAGGAAGTCTGCTTTCCGTTGCATATTGGAACTCCTTGATAACAGATTTGAAATCGATTACAATTTTTTTGTAATCTAAATTTCTGAGGTCGATATCATAATATTCAGGAGCGCGAGCATTATCCATAACCATTCGCTCTGTCATGTTGCGCTCGAACTCAGAAACGGTTTGAGCAGAGATACCGTGGCCACCCTCATGCTCTTCGGTCATCGCCTGAGAACCCTCAGAACCTTCTGAATCTTCGGGTGTTTCTACTTGGTCACCCTCTCCGTCGTTGCCCTCCTCACTATCTTCTTCTTCTTCTTCGCCTTCTTGAGGATCAGGATTAGTTATATCCCAATCATCCCATTCATCGGGGTCATCTGGGTTGTTTTGATGTTCCTGAGCAGTTTCAGCCTGTTCTTGGGCATATTCATATATTTTTTTGGCGAGGGCAACTACATCCTGAAATGTTACAGTTCTTTCAGCCTCATCTACAAAGATCTGCTCTTCTGGGGCAAACTCTATATGCACACGAGAGCCGAGTTTGAAATGTAAGTTGATACGATCAATCAGGTTGAGAGAACTTGGGTCACGCTCTAAGCAACCAAAGAAGTCACGCTCATTGAGGGTATTGTAACCCTCATTGAAATCTTTCCGTGAACCAGGATACATGATCTTGATTTTACGCTCGATACGAGCATCCTCGATAACATTGATATAATCCTTGAGATTTTTATCGTTATCATCGACGTGACCCTTGAACTCTTCAAAGGGTGTATAGAGAGCATGACCTATTTCATGCAAAACTAACATATGGTACAGAGACTTGCTCATCTCTTTCCATGTAGGCAAAACGACCTTACGATTTTTTAGATCAAATGACGCAGTAGGAACTGCAGCATGCTCAACGATAAGATCTTCGGTGGCAAGCAAACTAGCTAGTTTTTCAAGATTTGCTGGGTCGTACGAAGAAACGGTGTCTTTCATAGCTCTCTCTCCAATCATGTTCTTATTGTATCACAGAATATGCGTATTGAAAAGGGAAAAATATTAATTTTCGAACTCGACGATTTCCATCAGTTCCTCGACGAGCTCCCGACCATAATCGGTGAACAGGATACCCTGTCTATAGACCCACCCCTCAACGTCCTGCACATGATAAAACGTCTCAGT